TGACGTGGCCCAGAAGGCCGGGGGCCTTGCGCGGTTTCTTTCGCATCTTCTTCGCCATTTATCGTCTCCCCATGAGGGACAGTTTCAGATCGTCGACGCCCCGCGCAAAATTCCATGCGGAGGCGGCGGGAATTGTAATCTTCGCCCGGTGATAGCGGGCCTGCGTCCGTGCATTGCACCAGCCGTAGGAATTGATGGGAACCGGCGAGCCATAAGTGACGGATTCGGTCAGGTGGTCACGACTTCCAACGGTGAGAGATGGCGTGACAGACGAGCCTTCCACGATTGGCCGAAGCCCTCGGAAAAGGCTCCTGCGGCCTTCCGCTGCCTGGTTGTCGCCGGTTTCAATCGCGGCGGCGAGATTGCTGCCGGAAAAGAACCCTTGCCTATGTGAAGTGTCGAAACCGGAAAGCAACAACCTCCCCGATCCGGTCCAGAACCGGCTATCGACCGGGAATGGCAGGCCGTCGATGGTGGCCGACACGGCATCCATTCCATCAATCGTGTACGTGCTTTGCGTCGAAGCCGTATAGACGATCTCGTGGTCAACGCTCGCCCGCGCCCATTGGCCGGTTGGCCAGTGATACACGATAAGGCTATCCGGGTTCCCGGCTCCGACTGACGGGAAACCCATGACGTAAATCTTGTTGATCGGATCAATGGCCGATGAGACACGATAGAGCTGCGAAGCGTCGAGATTGGTTTCGATCCAGCGGTCAACCTTTTCGGACCCGATTGGCACAAGTTCGGCGCCGCCTCGAAGCATATAAAAGCCGTCATCGGCGAGAAAGAAGGTCATGCTTTCGTAGGCCGCGATGGAGCCTTCGGCGCGGCAACCCAAGGCAGCCGTGATCTTGTCAAACCGAAAGGCCGTGGGCGGTCCTTCAAACGTCATGCGCTGAATTGCGCGTTCCTGAAAAACGATACCATACTCGCCGCCGACAAAGCCCATGATCGAGCCGCCCTCGGGGAAGTCCTGGCTGTCCGAAAGCGTCGTGGCGCTCGCCACCCAATCGGAAATGTCGCCAATGGCGGACCATGTGATGCGGTTGTTGGCAACGGACGTGCTGGCGATCACGCCGAACTCACGAATGGTGCCGGGGAACTTGCCGGCAGGCGCCGATCCGCCCAAGGCGGCGAAATTCGTTGAGGTGCCAAGTTCAAAAACCTGCGCGGCGTCGTTGCCGTTCAAGGCGGTGATGTAGTTCCCATATTGGGAAAACCGCCACGCGGCGTCCGTGGCCGTGCTATAGGCGCCCCCCGAAACCCTCGACACGTCGGACCATGCAAGCCCGTTCGAATCCATGAGATACAGTTTCGTCGCGTCGCCGCAGAAATTGTAAATCGTCCCGGAGATAGACCGAACAGAAACCGCACCCTGCGCCCGCGCCGTAATGGCGGAGGCAACATTCTGAAACCCGGCGAACGGACGAAACCCGGACGCGGACGGGATGACGTTCTGGGCCTCGTGCGAGGCCCGCGTGTCAAACGCCGCAATATCGGGAAGCCATGGTGCGAACGGAATCATCGGCTATCCTGCGTTGATGTTGAAACCGCCGCGCGACAACATCGCCGGGATTTTCAATCTTGTGTTGGGCCGGCGGCGGCGGTTTTCGGCCTGCAATTCCGCAAACGCCTCCCGCTCCATGACAGCGCACCGGCCGGCGAGGTCATCGGCGTGGAGATAGTTAAGCGCAATCCGGCGCTTTGCCCCTTGCCGGATCAGTTCCTCGGCGTCCGTTGTCCATGCGTTGCTGTCGCCGTCGGCGGAAAGCGCCGTCAACCGATAGATATACGCCAGCGTCACAGTGTATACGGCATCCGGGATCGGATACAGGCGGATGTTTTCCTTGAACAGGGCGTAGGCTTCCGGGCACCCGGTCATCGACCCGTCCTGCACGTCGTCAATCTGGCTGAACTCATACGGAATCAACGGCCGCTTAAGGCTGTTCTCGGTCACAAGCGCCGACACGATCCGCACGATGTCGGGAATGTCGGACAGGTCGGACGATGAATAGTATTCCTGGGCGTTGACGGTCGACATCGTGGCGGTTTTCTCGTTCCACCACCACGGCGTCCGCTCGTACTGCTTGATTGTGTCAAGAATGGCGTAGTTGATCTGCGCCGAGGTAATGTCGCCGTCGTTGGCGAGTTCGTCGGCGATCCGCGTCCGCATTGTCGCATATGTCGTCATTGGTCACCCATGCAGATGGCGAATTGCTTGTTCCCGGCGTCGCCGAGAACCTTGATCTTGCGCCCGTAGGCGTCGGCAAAATCATTGACCATATCGAGTTGTGTCTTGTCCTGAACGTCGTCAACGATCCACGTCGCGTGGCGAATGCTGTCGCCTAGGACGTTCCAAAGCCCGGCCCGGCCATAGTCACGGTTCGGGCCGTCGCAGATGGCAAGCGCGAACTTGCCGGGGAACGCCGCATCCGCATTGTACCAGACAAACCCATCGGCCCGCTTGAGAGGGGCATATAGAAGTTCAACCGTGCCGATTTCCGCCACTTTCAGCAGGCCGGTAAGCCGGTCATGCCAGCGCATGTCGCTTTCGAGGGCGATAATGCGGAGATTGCCGGTCCTTTCCGCCGCAATTCCTGCGACGATTGTTGTCAGACCGGAACCAGCCTCAATTGCCCAGCCATTGGCGGCCACGGAAGCCGCCCAAACGGCCTGAAGCATATCGGGAAGAGCCGCAGACGGGTTCGCCCATGCTTGAGCCAGGGCAACAAACGCCTCAAACGACGCATCGCCGCCCCGCAGGCGCCGAATGGCCGCCATCAGTTTCGGGCTTTCGATCCTGGCTTCCTTGCGCCAGAAATCGCCTAGCGTTCCCTCCCAGACGTGGTTCCCCTCATGGGTGAAGCGCCATTCCGGGTTGACCCAAACCTTGAACCCGGCATTGCGGGCCTTGATGCAGAACGCATAATCGCCGGACCATCTGCGGCCATTGGCAATTGTGCGCTCGAAAATAGGATGATAGGGCTCATCGCCCATGTTCCCGCCCGCCCCGATGAAAGCGCGGGCCTTTTCCCTGTCGCGGAGGCTTTCCAGAACCCGCCGCTTGATCTTCATGAACCCGGTTGGGGCTCCCTGAACCTCGACAAGCCCCTCGGCGTCGCTCCACCGCTCGCCGGGCAGCCCCATGACAGGGAAGCCCTCGGAAAAGCTCTTTTTTGGATAGACGCCGGCCACAATGTCGCGGTCAAGATTGACAAGTTCCACCAAGGCCGACGCATCGAACCCGACATCGGCATCAATGAACACAAGATCAGTACATTCTCCCAGCAAAAGCCGCCTCACAAGGCTGTTTCGCGCGTCATCGACGTGGCAATTGCCCTCCTCGATGGCAACCTCCCAGCCAATGCCGGCGTCATCAAGCCGTTGCATGGCAGGAAATAGGGATTTCATTGTTTGCGCCCCAAGTGCGCCGGAATAGACCGGCAGGGCGATGAGGACACGGAGCGGACCATGAGCCCGCCCCGTGCTTATCAGGTGCGTTGTCGGCATTACGACTGGGCGATCAAGCCCAGGGTTTCCAGCTTGTCCTGGATGGACCGGACGCTGGCCACGAAAGCCTGCGCGGCGGTCGAGGACGCAAACGCCCACTTGCCCGAGGTCGCAACCTGGGAAATGGTCGTGGTGCCGATGGCGGTCACGGACGGCTGAACAACAGGCGTGACGCCGTAGAACGAAATCTTCTCGGTCGTGGCGGAGCCGAAGGACGAGCCGTCGGTGTTTCCGTCGCCGAGGTACTGGCCAACTGCCATGGTACTTCTCCTTTGGTTTCGTTAGATGGAAGCCCCGCCACGTTATGCGGCGGGGCCGGTGACGTTAGCCGTCGGCGTGGACGCGAACGGCCATTTCGGGCCGAAGCGTCTTGTAGCCATAGAGAACGTCGAGACGGCACGGGAACGCATCGTTGTTGATGTCGTAGGCCCGAACCACGCGGATCGAGATGCCGTCCATGACCTCGCGGGCGGCGAAATCGACACCCTGCGGCATCACAAGGTCAGCCGTCGCAAACGTGAAGGCGTTCTTGTGATACAGCATCGAGTTGTCGAGCGTGGCCGCGTTGCCGCCGCCCAGCTTGGAAATCGCGCCGCCGTTCGTCGGAGCCGCCGACACGTTCTGGGTCGCCCCGGACGTGACGATGGCCGGCGAGATGTTGAGCGTGGTTGCGCTCGCTCCGCTGTTCGCCGTGATGACGAAACGCTGGAGATACCCCAGGTCCGCCTTGGTTTCCGGGTGAACCGCGTTGCAGCCGGCGATGGTGATAACGTCGCCGATGAGGAACGTGGTCGAGCCCGTGTCAACAGTCAGGGCCGCGCCGGACTGGCTCGCCCCGTTGACGTTGTACCCGGTATCGCCGGAAGCGGCCGTGCCGGTCGTATGCTTGCCAAGGATCGGGTTTTCGTAGAAATCGAACCCGGCAGTACGGCCGATCTTGCCCTCACGATACTGCTGCTTGATGGCGGCGCTATCGTGGAACAGGGCCTTCACGTCATTGACGAGCTTGGCCGAATGGACGGTGGACAGCATCGCCGTCCGGTTGTCGTCAATCGGCGTCAAGTTGTCGTTGAGGTAACGGCGGCCGTCGAGAATGTCATACAGATCGAGGGCAGCACCATCGCTGTCAACGAAGTTGTATACGTCCTTGTACATCGAATAGGCGTCGGCCTCGATGTTGGCGGCGAGAACGGACATGGCAGGCTCAAGGATGCGATCCGAGAAGTCCTGCAAGTCCATGGTCAATTCCTCGGACGTAAACTTGAAGTCAACGCCCTTCTGGGTGCTGACGGTCAGGGTCGTCGAGGATTCGGTCGTGTCCTGAACATTCAGGGTCGCGCCCGTGCGGACGGTATACTGGTTCGGGAGCCTGACCTTCAGCGAGTTGCCGATCTTCGCGCCGGATTTGGCGAAAGAATCGTCATACTGGCGGTTGATCGTGCCGATGAACATCGCCTTATTGTGCAGAATGCGGAGAGCTTCACGCGTCACCGCAGTCGGCGTCAGAATGGTGTTAGCCATTTCTTCTTTCCTTCATTGGGATAGGTCCGCCATCACGGCGGTCCAGATTGAGTTTTAGCGGGTCATTTGCGCGAATTGCTGACTTGCTTTTCGCGCCATTTGATCCACTCGTTCATGGGCAGCTTGTCGGGGTTTGCCGGCCCTGTCCGTGTCTTGCCGCTGGCAACTACGGTAATGGGCTTCGCCTCCTGCTGCTGTTTGAGGCTTGCGGATTTTGCCTTCAAGCTCTCATAGCCAATCCTAGCGAGGTTCAGGGTCTGCACCATCAAGGGATGGGACGTGTTGGAAAGTTCCTCGTCCGTGAACCCGAGTTGCAGACCAAACTTGGTCAGACTTTCTCGCTTGGCCATGTCAAACTTGCCATCCCAGCCCATATCGGGCTTGGGTTTGCTTAGGTGCTCCATTGCCTTGTGAAGCGCGGTGGCGGTCTGGCGCTCGCGGTTCTCAATCAATTCGGCTCGACGCCCGTCGATGGCTTCTCCGATCTTGGAGCGGGCATCCCTTAACTGCGTATATTCGGCCTGCAACGACGCATAACGCTGCATGTCCTGCTGGGCCAGGGCCGGCCAGTTCACGTTAGCGAACTGTTCCAGCCTTTGATCCAGGGCAAAAGCCTGGGCTTCCTCCCTGAACAGCGCGGCCTTTGTTCCCGCTTCCCATTCCGTCGCTTGGCGCGTGGCTTCAAGATCACGGCGCTGCTCTGCTAGGGTTTGCGTTTTCTGCGTGTAGTCCTTCTGGAACATAAGAAGGCTTTCGAGCGACTTGGGGACCTTGTAGGTTTTCCCGTTCTGCTCAATGTCGATGAACTCTTCCTGGCCTTCCTGCTCGTCGCCTTCTTCGGGCGTTTCGGCCTGGTTCGGTTCTTCGGTGTTTCCGACCTCCGGCGTCTGGGCGTTGGTTTCAGCAACGGTTTCCGGTGTCGGAGCGGTCTGGTCGGTAGTTTCCATCTGGAGTGCCTTTCAGCTTGCTCGCTGGG